AGTTCAAAGTGTAAATGCCACTATAGTTAATCCATATTTATATGGAACATTATTACTTGAATTTCCTAAATTTAGTTTAGGAGCACAATACTTTGTACAACCAAACAATCCATCAGGATATGGATTTATTGTAGAATATAACTTATTTTAAAACCAATGGCAAAACAAACCAACACAGCAGAAAAGATTTTAAAACCTACGATCAGTCGTCCTGGTGTACACGCAAAAGCAAAGACATCAAAGTTGAAATCTAGCAAACTATACAAGAAATTAAATAAAGGACAGGGATAATGGATTGGCAATTAGAAATATCATTTCATTGGCCACACGATAGACTAGCAATAGGATGGGAAGTCCTACACCCTGATGAGAAATTTGATTATACATCATATGTTCTCTTTCTTGGTTTCATAACAATAACATTAGATATAAATTAATATCTTTGATAACTAATAAATTATAAAGAAATGGGAATACCAAATAGACAAATAGGAATTTATAAAATTACTAGCCCTAGTGGTAAAGTCTACATTGGTCAAAGTTGGGACATTAAAAAAAGATTTTCTAAATATAGAAGTTTACAAAGTGTTTATAAACAAAGAGTTTTATTTAATTCATTTAAGAAACATACGTGGCAAAACCATAAATTTGAAATAATTAAAGAATGTCAGTCTGATAATGTTACACAATTTGATTTGGATGAATTAGAAATTTACTATATTAATTTTTATAAGGATCTTGGATGCAATCTTTTAAACATAAAAGAAGGTGGTCGAGGTGGAAAATTACCTAAAGAATCTATTGATAAAATGTTACAAACTAGAGGAAAATGGAATCATTCTATAGAGAGTAAAAAGAAGATAAGCGATTCTCATAAAGGAATAAAACATTCTCTATCTACAAGAATGAAAATGAAGAATATGAAAAATAGTATGAAAATTATTTTACATAAAGAAACAGGAACATTTTACTTTGGAATAAAAGAAGCTGCTTTGATTTTTAACTTAAATTATAATACCTTGTGTAAAATTTTACAAGGCAAAATTAAAAACAATACTAATTTAATATACATATAAATATGGGTATTCCATCAAGACAGATAGGTTGGGACCAACAGTCAAACTTATTATGGCAACTTCAAGCACAGCTTAATAAATTAGGCAAAACAATGAGTCAATGTTGTGGATCTTCTACAGCAAATTGTATCAGTTTCACTGATATAACTTGGGAAGCATTCATTGCTGCTGTTGATGCAGGAACTATTGCTGATTGTTACTATAACATTATTGACAGACCAAACTCAGGTGATGATCCTTTATACGTTCTTGTTGAAAAGGGACTTCCTAATTTTGACAATGAGGTGAGAAGAGAAGAACAAGCATCAAGTGCTTTGTGTATTACAAGTGATCAAGGAGTGGGATGTTTCAATGTATATGCTGAATCAGAAACTATTTCTTTTGATTATATTGAAGGTGCTACAGTCTATCCTGTTCGATTAAGAGACTGTTCTATTTTTGCTGAAGGAGATGTGGTAACATTTACAAGTTATGAAGCTCCTTTTCCTACATATACAGGAGTTATACATTATGGTTATAATGGTGGGATGGATCAATGTCAAGTATTCTTTCAAATAACAGGAGGAACAGGTGTTATACCACCAAGTCCTGGTAATCCTGAAGGAACATTTAGTAATGGTGTAGATAGTACAGATGGAAGAATTGATACAGATGGAAAATGTATTCCTTTTCCAACACTATCTGTAGGAGATGTAATTAATGGATGGTTATCTCCAGAAGAAGGCGTTGCAAGTGCAACAATAACTTCTATAACAGGAACAACAGTTACAATAGCTCCTACATCAGGAGATTGGACTGGTGTTTCTGTATTTTTTATAGAGAATAATAAATCTTGTTTATTTGTAACAACAGCTCCTATTACAACAGTTAGTATACTCCTTACACCAGATCCTATATGTTTTGATTTTGATAGTCTTCTTGGATTTGGTGTATATTTAAATACATTAATGCAAGCTACAGATGGTTTGATTTATGGAACGTTACAATCACACAAGGAGTATGATGGGCAATTGTTTTCTATGGACCCTGTTACAGAGCAAGTGACGATATTGTTTACTTTTGATGATACTGCTACGTATGGTAGTAATCCTAGTTCAGGACTTGTTGAAATAGCAGGAGAATTATATGGTACATGTAATGCTGGTGGTAATGATGGTGTTGGAACTATATGGAAATGGAATATAGCAACAAATACATTCACTGTATTACATTCTATAGATAATGATAATGATGAAGGAGCATATCCTTATGGAACATTATTATATACAGGAGGACTTTTATATGGAACTTGTAATGGTGGTGGAGCTAATGATTTTGGAACATTATTTGAATTTGATCCAATAGCTGTAACATATACAGTGTTATTGCAAATGGGTGATAATGAAGATATTCAATATCCACAAGGACCATTAGTAGAAGTTATTCCTGGAGAATTGTGGGGAACTTCTACTAATGGTGGAACTAATGATAGTGGTACAGTGTTCAAATATATACTTAGTTCAGGAATTGATGAGATAGTTGTAAACCTTGACGATGTTTCTGTATCAGGAGAATACATAGGTGCTAGTGGAGGAGTGATGTTAGCCAGTGATGGTAATGTGTATTTTAATACAATTAATGGTGGTGATGATAAAAATGGAACATTGTGTCAAATTACAGATATTTCTACTATCCCAGTATTAAGTATTGTTCATAGCTTTGATATTAATTATGGATATGGAAAAGCTGTATGCCCTATAGAAATTGCTGGTAATTTGTATGGATGTACAAATAATTCAAATGAGGAGCCTACAGGTTGTACTTCTCCAGTTGGAAGTATTTACAAATATGATCTTAGTGTAGGTATATTTACAACATTGCACGCATTTGATGCTCCAACTGATGGGGGTTCTCCTACTTTAGGACAACTTCTTCCTATTGTAGATGTATTGTATGGAATGACAAATCTACCAAAACTACCAGACTGTCCTACAGATCAATATGGACAAATATTCAAATACAACATCACAACAGATGTATATACAAATGTTCAAGCTTTAGGAGTTCCTGTTTCTTCTCCTGCTGAGGTGGCAACATCTATTTGTGAAAGTATTGTAGATCCTGGATATACATGTACTACAGTGGGTGGATGTCTTTTTGTTTCAGGAACACAGTTTGGAAACGAAGCAGGTCAAACATTAGTGATTAGAACTATTGTTACGTTTGAAGGTAATTTAAATGCATGTACACCACCTGTTCCTGGAGATATTATATATGATGATGCTACAGGCAATTTAATAGGAACTGTTCTTAGCTTTAGTGGGGTTAATCCATATATAATGGAAGTGGAATTAGATGACAATGCTAATCCTGGATATGATCCTAATAGTGCTGGTTTTAATATTTATGTACAAGGGGATGGATGTGGTATTAAAGTTGAGCAAATAATAGGAACAATCATTGACTACACTGTTCAACCTTTTTCAGGAGGAAAAGAACCTGTTAACAGACCTTGTTATTACAATGCTACATATGATGTAATCACAGACTATCCTCTTTCACAACCACACACAAAAGCAGAAATAGACTATCTTGTAACTAACAACTTGTTAGTGCCAGGTGCATTCTATCACATCATGGATGTGGATTTATTCTTATATGGAGGAACAGAGATTGTTATACAAGCAAACAGTCATCATTCATTTAATGATACAGCAATGGGCTTGTTCTACAATCCTAGATATGATCAAGATGTATTAGGATATGGAATATATGATGCTTCTACAAGTTATTCACGAGGAGACACTGCTATATGGGGAGGACTTGTTATAACATTGGTTGGTGGTTCTGGTATGGGAAATACATCTGCATACAATTTAGAATATAACATATGGACATTCCCTGGTAAATTCAAAGTGTTTGTAAGTGATACATCATCTTTTGCTGGAGGAGATATTGTTTATGATCCTAATAATTCAAATAATTCAATGCTTATTACAGAAGTGGGAGCTGATTACATTATTGTATCATGCCCTCCTTTGTTCTTAGCATTTGCTCTACAACTTGATAATGGCACTGGTGCAGTTGATATCACATCTATAGAACTACACGAATCATTCTACAGCGATTTTATTTACAATGCTGTATGGGATGAAATCACATATGATTATGCACATGATTTCATTAGTTCTAGAAAAGACAATGTTGGAAATGCTGTAGAGCAATCTTGGAGCAGTTATGAACTTTATTATAATAATCCTATATACAGAGCTATTGCAGGATTCCAATGGGGTAATGAATATGCAAATAATATACCTGTTGAGGATTATGTTGGAATGTTTGCAAATAAAATAACTGATAGTTATGTAGAAGTTATTAATTTTAGAGGAAGATATTTTATTCAAAATGTATTTGATAGTTCTTTGTTTGTTGCTAATAATCTTAATGGACGTATAATTTTTCAAAGCAATGTTTTTATAAACAATTGTGAGATGAGAAATTGTAACTTTGTAGAAGCAACTAACTGTAGTTTTACTAATAATTATTTTAATAGTTCACTTTTACATACTTCAGAATTTGATGGTGGATCTTTTTATAACAATACATTAAACAACAGTATAGTTAATCAAGCAATTTTTAACTCTATTGATTTTATTAATAATGCTTTGAAAAGTTCAGAATTAGATCTATCAACACAAGTGGGAAGTATAGAACGTGTAAACTTTGATTATGTCACCTTAAATGATGACATATCTTTAGCTACAAGAATATATGAAAATACTTATAGCAAAGATGTTGTACAAGGTAGAGGTTTAGACAACTATATTAAATATGTAAGTAATACAGGTACATACGCAGTTGTTCTTGTAACAACATAATATTAAAAAATCGAATTATGATAAGTCGTGAAATAGGTTGGAGTAACCAAAACAATCTTACGTTTGGTATCATCAAACAAGTAAACAAAATACAGAAAGATGTGTGTTGTAATTGTAATATTACAACCACCACTACTAGTAGTACAAGTACAACAACTAGCACTAGTTCTAGTACCACAACAACTACTACAACATCTCCAGCTTAGATTATTGTTTCTAAAGCTGTAATATGATTATAGTATAACACCAAAACATAATAAACACACAACAATAAATTATAATAAACCAACTACATTATGAAAGATTTGAAATTTATCTGTGAAAAATGGCGAGATATAAAACAATTCGAAGGATATGAAGTTAGTAATTTAGGTATAGTTAGAGGAAAAGATAGACTTGTAAAAAGAAAAACTGGATCTTGTTTCATTAAAGGAAGAGAGTTAAAACAAATATTTAATAAAAAAGGATATCCTGAAGTTAGATTTCGTAAAAAAGGTTCTCATACTAGATTAGTTCATAGATTAGTTGCTGATGCATTTATATTAAATTGTAATAATAAATTACAAGTTAATCATATTGATGGTAACAAGCTAAATAATAAAGTAGATAATCTTGAATGGGTTAGCAATTCAGAAAATCAATTACATGCTTATAGATTAGGATTGCAACCTAGTAGAGCTGGTGAAAAAAATAATAAAGCTAAAATTACAGATTCACAAGTTACACAAATTAAACTTTCTTATAACCTAGGAAAAAGTATCTTTGAAGTTTCAAAAGAAACAGGGATATCTTTAGGAATTATTAGAGATATAATTTATCTGAGAACTTGGAAGTCAAATAAAACCTCTATTTTAAAGAGGGATGATAGAAGTAAAACCAAAAAACCAATATTATGCGAGAATTAAAATTTTTATCCTGTCAGCCAGATGACACTTATTACACATGGCAAGTACACCTTTGGTTAGAAAGCTTAAGAGAAATAGGACATTCAGATAAAGCCATCGTGCTTATTTTTATTCCTAGTTACAGAGAACAAAATAAGAAGTGGGACCAAATTATAAGTCTATATCCAGAAGCTGAATTCAACTTCTATAAAGATGTAGACAACGTAAGTCAATTATTAGGAATATACATTCCTGTTCTTCGTCCTTACGTTCTTTGGAAATACTTTAAAGAGCATCCTGAAATGAGCGATAAAGCAGTATTTTATTGTGATTCTGATATTCTCTTTACACAGGAATTTAGTCTTGATAAGTTCTTAGAAGATGATGTATGTTATCTTTCAGATACAAACAGTTACATTAGTGCTAAGTATTTTGACAGTAAGATTAATCAGGTGTTACCTGAGAAACTAGAAGAATACAAAACAAGAGATATTCTTGGTGAGATGGCAAGTGTTATTGGTATATCAAGAGAAATTGCAGAAGCAAACAATGATCATTCAGGAGGAGCACAATACTTCTTGAAAAACGTAGATGGAGACTTCTGGAGTAAAGTGATGAATGATTGTATTCTTATAAGAACCTATTTACAAAAAGTGAATAGAGAATTCTTTAAAGATGAGAATGCAGGGTATCAAAGTTGGTGCGCAGACATGTGGGCTGTTCTTTGGAACCTGTGGTTTAGAGAACAAGAAACTAAAGTGGTTCCAGAACTAGCATTTGCTTGGGCATCTGATCCACTTATAAAATTAGAATCACATTCGATTCTACATAATGCAGGAATAACAGGAACAGTGATGGGAGACCATCCATGTTTCTATAAAGGGAAATATCATACAGGACAAGATCCTATGTTAGATCCACATTTAGATGTAGTGTTGAATGATGAGAAATCAAAAACAAGATGCACATGGTATTATGCCAGCAAACTAAATTTATTAAAACATAAATATAAACTTAATTACTAAAAATTATGACACCAAACAAACGTGACTTAAAAGCGTATTCTCGCTTTGATGGAACTGGACGCATTGTCCCAGGAAGCACTGTGCTTAGACGTAACAAGCCTAAAGTAGGAACTTGGATAGAAACTCAAGCATATGAATGCTGTGTACCTCCAACATGCCCTGAACCTCTTATTATGGAGATTCTTCCTTCTGAAGGATTCTTTGAATTTGGAATGAGATCTTCTTCTACTAATACAGTGAGAGGTACAATTGACTGGGGTGATGGAACCACAGAATCATTTAACTTTACAGGTGTATCTTCTACATCTTATATATCACATAATTATTCATCTCCTGATTATATTCCTCAAACTGTAAGAGTAACCTTTACTAGTGTATCAGGATTCAGAAGACTTGAAATTGGAGATGGTAATATTGTAGGAACATTGTTATCTGTAACCAACTTACCTACAGTTTTTGCAGGAAGTTCTATTGAACAAGTAGATGCTGATGGTACAAACATTCAATCTTTAGATGTATCTAATCTACCTATCATAGAATTATATGCTCTTGAATGTTCTAATCTTACTTACTTGAATGTACAAGGATGTACAAGTTTAGATAACACTGAATTATATAGTGATAACTTTACTGCTCTAGATTTCTCAGGATGTGCGTCTTTAGTAACTGCCACTGTTTATGAAAATTATAATTTATCTACACTTATTATTGATGATTGTGATTCTTTAAATTATCTTGAAGCAACTGATTGTGATTTAAATGCTTCAGCAGTTAATTACATCTTAGTAACATTAGATAACTTAGGTAATTTAAATGGAGATGTGTTTTTAAACAATAACCTTTCAGGAACTAATGCTGCTCCAACAGGAGCTGGTATTACAGCAAAAAATAATCTTATTGCTAAAGGTTGGCAAGTAATAACAGAATAATTAATATTTAAAAAATAGAAATCATGGCAATACGTATATTGAGTGAAAAAGAACAAGAAGCTAAAGATCTTAGAGAAAAAACCATCTATGACTATGTCAAAGAAGGAAAGACTCGTGAAGAAGCAAAAGCAATTATAGAAGCTATTAAAAATCCTTCTAAAAAGAAATAAATTAGACCATGGCAACAAACAATAGACCTCTAAAAGCATATGTAAGATTTGATGGATCTGGCAGAATAGTTGCTGGAAGCTTAATTCTTAGAAAGCAAAAACCTAAAGTGGGTAAATGGCAGGAGATTCCTGCTTATGAGTGCTGTAATCCAACTAGTAGTACTAATTACAATGTAGCAGGATGTGAAAGAATGGAATACCATGTAATAACATATACTGGTGTAGGCATATTGCCTGAAGGTACTATTGTTAATAATGCTACTCCTGAATGTTGGTATATAGTTGATCAAACAACAGCCCCAGCAGATGTTGGAACTATTACATATGTATGGCCTACTCTTGGTGAATGTTCATTTTGTATAGATTCTCATACAACCACTACAACCACTACAGCTGCACCAACAACAACTACCACAACTACAGCACTTTAATCATGGCAAGAAATAACAATAACAAGCTAAAAGCTTTTGTACGTTTTGATGGTTCAGGACGTATTGTACCAAGTAGTTTAATTGTACAAGCATTTAAACCTGCTGTGGGTAATTATGTAGAGATAGATGCTAAGGAATGTTGTAACTATGTAGCACCAGATATTCTTCTTTTAGAAGATGGAGGATCATTGCTACAGGAAGACAATGGAGAAATTTTACTTTAACAATTTTAAAAATAACAAAAATGGCAAATAAAAAAATTAGTCAGCTCACAGCAGCTGCAGCTTTAACAGGAACAGAATTATTACCAATTGTACAAGGTGGGGTAACAGTACAAACAACAGCACAAGATGTTGCTGATTTAGGTGGTGGTGCACTTCCAGTATTAATAACTTATCCTGTTACCACTCCTGGTTCTGCAGGTACACGTTTTTGGTATCAAGGAAACGAGTGGCATTATATGACCCAAGATGAAATTGATTCAACAGGATGGACAGGATTAGTAAACGTAGGGTTTCCTGCACCTGTAAATAAAGTTAATGATGTAAGTTTGTTGCATGGATACAATGCTAAACAGAGATATGCTAATGTTGGTTTTCAAGGTTTGACGATTGTGGGGAATAGTGATTTAAATTTTTTAGGTTATGGAGCACCTCATTTGTTAATGAGTTATTTTGATAATAATCAAGTCTATAATATACAATCAATTAGAAATGCTAATTTATTAATTTCTTTAGAAAATATAGGAACATCGACAGCACTAGTTCTTCGTAGTAAGAACTTAACAGATATTGTTATAAATGATTTATTTACCCAATTACCATTAACAACAAAAATAGCAACTATTGATGTATCAACTAACCCAGGTTCTGCAACTTGTGATCCAACAATAGCAACTGCAAAAGGATACATTGTAGTAGTATAATATGAAACTATTTTCAGTAGCAATAGGAGAAAAATATGAGAAAGAAGCAGTGCGTTTACAGCGCACTGTTAACCTTCCTATAGAAGTATTTATTAAATCTAATGATAAGTATATTGAAATAAACAAAGATCCACTAATTAATGGTCTTTGGCATAAATGTAATTTTGCTAATTATATTAATGAAGCAGATGGGTCTGTTATTTTTATGGATGCTGATATGTTCACACTAACTAAAGATTGTTTTAAAGATTTCAATGTAAAAGAAGATACTGATTTTGCTTATGTTCCTTATCAAGGTAAATGGCATTTTCCAGATATAATTCGTCAAGAAGCATTTAATCATCATGGACATAAAATCAATAGTGGTTTTATGTATTTTAGAAATTTAGAAATTGCTAAAGCTATTTGTACTAATTGGGCAGAAGAGTTTTTAAAAAGACCTTTACATTGGATTAAAAATGAATATGATGAATACGCTTTGATGATAGCTCTTATGAATATGAATTATAAAGTAGAGCTACTTGATAGTAAATGGAATGATTGGGAATTGGGTTTAACTTCGTTTGAAGAAAAATCACCTGACTCAATTTTAAATTCTACTTCAATATTTTTCCAATCACATGATTTTTTACATATAGACATAAAAATAGATAAATGAAACTCCCAATAATACCCTTAGATAAGGCAAACCATATTATATATGGACTTGTAATATACATCATAGCCAATTTGTTTGTTGAAAACATCTTGGCTTTTGGTGTAGTTGTACTATTTGGTGCAGGAAAAGAGTTGTACGATTACAAAAGTTATGGTAAATTTGATGTGTTAGATTTACTAGCAACTGTTTCTGCAGCATTACTATTAACAATTTTATATTAAAACAAACACAATGGCATTAAAATCTTTATTTCCTGAAGACATGATGAAATCATCAGGAGCAGAAATGACACTAGAAAGTGTAGCTGCAAAACTTACATATTTCCATGAGCAATTACATTTGTTGCATTGGCAAACTAAAAGTTATGCAGAACATCAAGCTCTTGGATCATTGTACGATTATGTACATGATTTTAAAGATGGTGTAATTGAAAAACTCATGGGCTATACAGGTAAGAGACCTTCTATATATAAGATTGAACCTCTTACAAATTGTACAGGTGCACAATGTGTATCAGACTTAATGAACTTTGCATCAGAACTAAAAATGTATGGAGAGAAAAACTCATTCCACGACATTTGCAATCTTGCAGATTCATTATCAGGAGAAGCAGCAAAAACAAAATATCTACTAACATTGTCATAGATGCAAGTGAATAAAAGATTCTTTCCAAAGGTGATGCAGGACAACGACACGTTGTATCTTGCACATCTTGAGGGAATCATAAACTCTGTAGATGAACTATCAAGTCTCGAAATAACAAAGAACACAAACTCTTACAGGTTTCGATTAGCACCAAGTCTCCCAAAGTATATTCCTATGCTTCTTGAGGAGATTTTAAAGTTCCACAACATGTTTAGAATAAAGCTTGATCTTTCTAAATCAATAAAAAGTTCTGGTACAATAGTATTTGAAATAACATTAAACGAAGAATAACAATGGCAACATTTATTAAAGCAGGTTTCTGGGAACAATTATGTAAACCTTGTAGAGGATATAAGGGATGGTTAAATTTAGATCAATTAATAACAAGTTTACTTCCTGCTCCTGCATATAGAGTTTATACAGCTCTTCTTACACAGAGTGGTACAAATGATCCAGTGCCCACTGTTGTTGACAATACGTTAGGTGGAGTACCAGTATGGACAAGAGCTGGAACAGCAGGAGCTTATGACATTACTTTAAATGGTGCGTTTCCAGTTAATAAGACATTAATCTTTTTAACTTTATATGGAACAGATGCTGATGGTCGTTATGTTTCTCAAGTAAACTATGCTGGATCTGCAAATAATAATGAGAGACGTATTGTAATTAAAAATGCAACAACAAATGCATTTGCTGATGGCATAGGTGCTCTTTCAACAATTGAAATCAGAGTATACAACTAATAAATAAAAGACATGCCTACATTTATAAAAACAGGATTTTGGGAACAACTTTGTGTTCCATGTAAAGGATACAAAGGTTGGCTTAATCTTGATGAACTCATTAAGAAGTTAGCTAGTACAGTGGTTGGTCCACAAGGTCCTCAAGGAATTCAAGGAGTTCAAGGCCCACAGGGTGTTGAAGGTCCACAAGGTATTCAGGGAGAAACAGGAGAACAAGGAACAGCAGGTAATTCTGTTACACTTCTTGGTTCATATGCAGACTTAGCAGCATTTAATGCTGGTGCAGGCTCTTTACCTGGAGCTAATATAGGTGATGCATGGATTCTTTTATCTGATGGTTCTCTAATGACATGGAATGGTACAGCATGGTTTGATGCTGGAGATATAAAAGGTCCTCAAGGTGATCAGGGAATACAAGGAATACAGGGACCACAGGGTGAACAAGGTATTCAAGGGGTGCAGGGAATTCAGGGTGTTGCAGGTGGATTTGGTTATTTAGGATCTTTCTATGATACAACAAACCAAACAGGAAATGCAGGAGATGTTCTTACAATGAACATTGGTAATTCAAATGTATGGAACAGTGGAGTGTCTATCACTTCTGGAAATAGAGTAACTATAGCTAATCCTGGTGTATATAATATACAATTTAGTGCACAGATGGTAAAAAATGCTGGTAACACTGCCACACATGCACACATTTGGTTATCACAAAATGGTCTTGATGTACCTATTAGTGCATCACAATTAGGTTTTCCTTCTAACTCTGTATATGTTGTAGCAGCATGGAACTTTTTCTTTAAAACTACAGTGGCTAATGAATATGTACAACTTAAATGGGAAATAAATAGTAATGTAAACAACGCAATATCAATAACATCAGCTGCAGCTTCAGGAACTGTTCCTGCTATTCCTGGTCTTATTGTAACAGTGAACCAAGTTGGCTAAAAATAAATTTGTATAAGTAGAAATACTTATATACATTTACTGATCATTTTAAAAACCAACACATTATGGCACAGTACGATCCAAACAAGAGATACTCTTGGGGACCTGAAGACAAATTTGAGTTAACTGGAGCTCAATTTGGTCTAGTATTAAACACATTGCGAAGCATTCTGAACACAGAAGAGGCTGCAAAAATTATTTTAGCACAACAAGCTAACGCTGCAATTGAAGCTGTAATGGCTGCTGCTGTAGAAGCTGACGTTGTTAAGGAAGCTCCAGCTGTTGACGCTCCTCCAATGGAGAAGTTGTAAAACACAATGTGTGGTTGGGTGATTAAGAACCACATATAGATAATCAAAGCACTTCTCTATGAGAATATACGAGCCAAAGAATAGAATAGATGTTATAACACCCAAGGGAGATGGGATAATACTTTTTGTGACTGATTATGGTCATGAGACAGATACCATCTATACAATTATACTAAACACTACAGGTGAGATGTGGCAATACACTCACAAAGATATAATCGTTAAACCTAATATAACATTTAAACGCTATGGCAACAATGAAAAAAGCAGCTCCTAAAGCTCAAAAAGGGAAATCAGTAATGAAAGCTTATGTAGATAAGTATAAAAACGAAGGTGGCATCTCTAACATGGATATAGCTAGAGATACATTAGGTGGAAGCAGCCCAAGAAATAATCAGTATAATGGAGGATTTGGTGGTGGACGTATGAGCCAAATGAAAGATTTACAAGCTGCTCATGATAAGAAGTTTGGAAAAAAATCAACCATTGATGAAAGAAAAACTGGTGGCCCTGTAAAAAAAGCACAAAATGGAATAGCAAAGTATTCTGATCCAAAACCTTTATTTGATAAAATAGAAAAAACAAAAGATTCTATTAGTACTGCTAGAAAAAAACTTGATGCAACAAAAGCAATTAAAAATAAAACTTTAAATAAAGCTTTAAAATCTAATATGAATAAAATAAAAACGATGAAGATGAAAAATGGTGGTTCTTTATCTGCACTTAGTGCATCTAACAAAAGAGATAAAGGCATCGATCCTAAAGGAGCATTTACAAAAGTTCAAAAGAAAACCTTAGCAGGTGCTAAAGGAAAAGCTACTCTTACTAAAGACAAACAACTTGGTGCTACAAAGATGGCTAAAAGAGGAATGTCTATTAAAAAGAAGTAATAATGGCCACTGATAAAAAATGGATGCAGAAAGCTGCAGCTTCTATCAAGAAGCGTGGCACTGCTGGTAAATGTACACCAATCACTAAACCTGGTTGTACTGGTAGAGCTCGCACCCTTGCAAAAACTTTTAAAGCAATAGCTAAGAAAAAGAAAAACAAATAATGAAGAGTTCTAATATTAGAAATGTTAGTAGAAGAGCTAAGCTTAGAGGAATTACAGTATCTGAACTTATTCTTATTGAACAAGAAAAACAGATAAAAATAGATCAAGGATTTAAATGGTGTAATTCATGTAAAGATTGGTTATTAAATTCAGAGTTTGGAAAAGCTCATTCATATTGTAAACAATGTTATAGAGATAGAAGTAACTCTAGATATGATTTAGATAAACAAAGATCCCATTTATTAAAAAAGAAGTATGGAATTACTTCTGATAGATATAATCAAATGTTATCTGAACAAAATCACAAATGTTACATTTGTCATATACATGAAGATAAACTAGATCGATCATTAGCTGTTGATCATTGTCATAAAACTGGAGAAGTAAGAGGACTATTATGTGGAAACTGTAATAGATTTCTTGGACAAATTGACGATAACATCAATACAGCAGAAAGATTACTAGAATATCTTAATAAATATAAAAACATTCAAGAAGATTGCTAAATCTAATAAAAGGAAATAATGTCTAAGATGAATCCTCAGAAAGCTACAGCATATGTAGGCCCTGGTGTACTACGCAAAGGTGGTAAGATTACTCCTGTTCCTAATGGTCCTCTTGTAAAAAAGAAAGGTCCATTCAAAGGAAGTACATTGAAGACTGGTGGTAGAGTGATTAAAAAAGCTCAGGAAGGAACTACACTAGATAAGATAAAGGAACAAACCAGACTTAGACAAAATCTTACAGATTTTAGAAAGAAAGTTGGTAGTACACCACTCACTCCTCAATTACGTAGAGAAAAAGATTCTCTTACAGGTTTATTGAAAAACTTTTCTACAAATCAAAGAGTACAAGCTACAGGACTCACTCCTGCACAATTAGCTGCTAATGATGCTCAAGCACAAAAAGAAGCTGCAAGAAAACCTGATGTAGTAGATGAGAGCTGTCAAAAAAGAGGTCTTCCTACTAGTGGTGGAGGATGTTCTGGATCAGCAAGAAAAAATGCAAAAAGATTGAAAGACGAAAGAAATAGAAAAAATGGTGGAACTATTGCAAAAGCTAAGTCTGGTGCAATGATTAAACGTGCTGATGGTTCTTATTCTAAACGTGGATTGTGGGATAATATAAGAGCTAACAAAGGATCTGGTAAGAAACCTACAAAACAAATGTTAGTTCAAGAGAAAAAGATTAAAGCTAAATCTAAGAAATAATGGCAAGTGCAGCATGGCAAAAGAAAGAAGGAAAAAATCCTTCTGGTGGTCTAAACGCTAAAGGTGTAGCTTCTTATAGAAAGCAGAATCCTGGTAGCAAACTTAAAATGGCTGTAACAACAAAACCTTCTAAGCTTAAAGCTGGAAGTAAAGATGCAAAAAGACGTAAATCTTTCTGTGCAAGAATGTCAGGAGTAAAAGGTCCTGCTAAAAAACCTAATGGCAAGCCTACAAGAAAAACTCTTGCTCTTAGAAAATGGAATTGTTAATCACATAAAAAATATATATCATGGCAACAATAAAAAGACCTATTAAAAAAGCCCAAAGTGGCACAAAAGAAGTAAATTCTTTTGCGACAGCAAAAGGATTACCAATACCACGTCACGATCTAAGTGGCAGAGATGGAGTATATGCAACAGGTGTACAAATTTCTAAGAAAGATGTAAAGAAAAATCCTAAAGATTTTGAATATTTGAATCCTAAAAAACCAAAACCTATGAAAAAACTAAATCCAAAAAAACCATTAATGAAAAGAACACCAATGAAAAAAGGTGGAACTATTAGTAAAGCTAAAACAGGTAAAACTGTTAATAAAGCATTTTTAGGTAGTCTACTAGGAGGTGCTGGAGGTGGTGGTATGCTTGGTGGATTGCTTGGTGGTGGTGGAGGAGGAGGTATGCTTGGAGGATTACTAGGAGGTGGTGGTGGAAAAGGTGGAGCTGAAGGAGGTGGAATGGGTAAAATTTCAAAAATGTTTAGTGGTTCTATGAAAAAAGGTGGTAAAGTGGTAGCTAAGAAAAAAGCTGGTATGCATAGAATGCCTAATGGAACAATGATGAAAAACTCAATGATGAAGAAAGCTAAAACAGGAACTTCATTAGGAATGAAATCTGTTAAAGCTGGATTTGATAAAAATCCTGGAGTAACAAGAGCTGATATTATTACAGCTGCTACAAAGAAAGCTAAGAGTGGTGCTTCGATGAAAAAATGCAAATATGGCTGCAAATAATATGACATCAGGCAAAGCTAAAAAGTCAGGTGCACCAAGAAAAGCACCAAAGGTTGCAATTCCTAAGAAGGATAAACCATTCTCTCAGAATAAAGCTATGGATGATAAGATACGAAGAACCTCAGCTCAACAACCAATGAAAAAGAAAAGTTTATCAAAATAATAAAGCCTCCTTGATTGGAGGCTTTTTTGTTTCTTTATTTAAGAGTGTTGTACACTGACAACACCTTATTGATATATGACTTATTCTTTGCTTTCTGATAGCACTCATATGCAAACACTCCATCAGCATCATATCTATTTAACACCCATCGTGTATCTCCTACACATTCTACAGATGTAACGAAGTTGTGACTGTCTATAGTTCCTACAGATATATTAACTGCTTCTAATCTAATACTACCATCTTTGTTAGTTTGTTTAAAAGAAATAAAGTCTTCATCATCTTCGTCTTTTATATTCTCCCATAGATCAGGATGCATTATTGTATCATCATCATTGAAATATATATGTCCATGTGTAACAAGATTAAGAGCAAAGTTTCTCTGAGCATTACCAGACATACTATTACCATCTTTAATAGCATACCATTCACAGTTGTCAGGAATGTTAGCTGGTGCTTCTAATAGATCGAATACCACTATCCATCTATATTGATCTTTAGGAATATTTATACTATTAGAGATAATTTCTAAATTTTGTGGTCTTGAGCAAGGAGTAATGATATTTAAGAACATGGTTTATTATTTCTATGTAATACAAGAAGTTTATCGTTATTCCATCCAGGAGAATATTTTAAATCATGATTAGCAAATATGAATGTAGCAGAAGAGAAATAATCTGATAGATGACTTAATTGTTTAGAATAATCTTCTTCATTAGCATTAATGAATATATCTTCTACAATTAGAAATCCTCCAGGCTTCAAATGTTTATACGCTACATTGATAAACTTAATCTGGTCTTCAAATACATGTGTAGAATCATCCATTAGTATATCAAAATCACTTCCTGCATTTGATAGTCCTTGTTCAATAGATTTAGAATCAGTGACATTCATTTTAGTGTAAGTACAATTTGGAATACCATCACCAATTGCTTTATCCAATCTACTATCAAACCATTCAAATCCATATAGCTTAGCATTAGGAAAGAACTCTCTCCAAGAAAGCATAGAATGATTTTCTAATATACCTAACTCTCCTATACGTAAATCATTATATCTAATGTTAGAGAATAATAGATTGTAAATAGATGTGTAGGCATGTTTATGTAAATTCTGATCAGTGTTGTATGGAGATTTATCTGTTGGATATTTCACTCCAAGAAGACATAATTCTGTAATAGAATTAGTTGAATCAATTGATATACTATTTATTTGCATTGATATAGTCTTTTAGCATTTGTGAGTAGTCTTTCTTCCAATTAGGATTTAGATTAACTTCTCCTGTAGGAATCTTCTTTTGTTTTCTTAAGTTCTCTATATGAATACTATGTCTTTCTATTACGTTAGGTTTACCAGCCACATCGTGACCTTGTCCACTCATGTGGTAACCACGTCCTCCCCACATATAGAACCAACTAGCATCTTCTTTAGGCATCTCAACAAAGAGTTTTCCTCCATATTTATGTAATCTTTCAATGAATGTCATGTCATATCCTGCATTCTCTATTGGATGTCCTCCAATAGCTTTCCATGCAGACTTTCTAAAAACAATTCCTGAATTCCCAATCCAAGTGACAGCTGTAATATTTGGTTCATTATAAAGAACACCAGTCTTCCAGTGTAGAATATTTACATCATCTGTGAAGTGCTTATATATATTATCTAAATGATTGGGTAGTGCAATATCATCATCGTCCCATTGACAGATGATTTCTCCTTTACATAAGTTTGTAGCGTAATTCTCTTTATCACCAATTATAGGGAAGGTTTTGTCAAGATTTACAATTGTAACTTCTGGATGATCAAAGACTAACTTCTGAAGAGGGTAGTCATTAACTATAATAAGTTCCTTTGGACCTTTGTAGTCTTGATGGAGGAAACTATATAAAGATTCCTCCAACATATCTACCCTTCCATAGGTGATCATCTTACATGATATTAATGGAAGCTCTGTCATTACCATTTCATGATTACATCAAAAGGAGACACTAACATTACTGTTTCTTCTTCTGATAATGGGATTAATGGAGCTTTCTGCAATGCATTTGGATCAACTAATAAAACATCACCTTTCTGGATGTTTTGGATAAGATCACCTACACTGTGTACAACTAACTTTGACAACTTCTTAAGCATCTCTTTGTTCAATGCTTCTTTTGTATTCTCGTCAACAATTAATTTTGTTTCTTCTTGTTTGGGCATCTCTAAAAAGATGCGATTTCCTAATAATGTTGGCATATTATTCTATATTTAAGAGTTTATAAAATCTTGCTCCATCTTCAGGAGTTAATGTAATTTCTGATTGAACAGTCTCACGAACACTTTTGAATCCTTTCATCTTATTAGTCTTAATATCGATGTCTGGTTGTTGTGTAACTCTCTCATTGAAATCATCTAGGATTACAATTACATTACCTTCATCCTCTGTTAAGGATCTAATCACCTTTTCAATATTGAAAGATGCTTTGTACTCTTTGTCGCCAATCTTGGCTGTGTAAACAAATTGGTTTTTCATTTTTATTAATTTTAATTGTTATACTCATTTAACTTTTTATATTATTCACCACCATATTCATAAGATAAAATTTTTCCAACCAAATCACTTCTGTGATTCTCTTTTAATTTAACCCACTCTATACCTTCAATCTTTTTAGCGACATCAATTGCATAGGAGAGCCCTGTGTAACTTTCTCTAGTGTCTTTCTGTTCATTATCACCATTGATGATAATCTTACCAGTCTTACCTAGTCTAGTTAGAATTGCAAGCATTTCTCCTTTAGTTAAGTTCTGTGCTTCTTCTACAACAAGAACATCATCAATTGTTTTTCCTCTGATAAATTGTACAGGATAGGCAACAATCTTTTTGTCTTTGACAAGCTCTTGTATTTTTACTCTATCATAACACTTCTCAAGGTTCTCCTGAAATGCTTCTAGATAAGGATCAAACTTATCATCTAAACTTCCTGGTAAGAATCCTAAAGAGTTTCCCACTTCAATTGTAGCTCTTGTAACAAAGATGTGATTACATTGCTTTGTCATCAAGAAATCTAAAGCTGTCTGTGCACATATTAAAGACTTACCACTTCCTGCTCTACCAGTTACAATTACAATCTGATTATCAATAATCAACTGCTTTGCAGCTTTCTGTTCCTCGTTAAGGGTGACGTTATATTTTACATCACTCTTTCTAACTCTGTTTGGTTCCTTCATCTTTTGTTTCTTTAGCATTATTTATTTCCAACAATAGAGCATCAAATTTATCTTTAGATATAAGACCTGTAGTTCTGTGAACTTCATGTCCATCTTTAAAGAATATGAGTGTTGGAACTTTTCTAACACCAAACTTCTGGAATGTAGCTGAATCTGTTTCTGCTTTAATTTCCTTCATTGGAACACCTCTTAGCATTGAGGAGAGAGCCTTACATGGACCACACGTAGCCATTGTAAATTTGTAAACGTCAATCATGATAAATTATATTTTTGTTTTAATTGTTCACGTCTTCTGTTGACTTCTTCATACTTATATATGTCACTCTCCACATTTGTATGTTCGTCGAGTGTCAAAAGTATGATATTTTCTTCATCCAAACTAGCTTCAGGGTACTTTTCCTTTGGAAGGATGTGATGGAAGTATGTGCTCATAGCTTCACTGCCAAGATATACACCACTTATTTCACTATAATGAGGCTTCTTCTTCCAGATAGATAAGAAAAACTCTCTCATCTGTTTTGACCTGTCAAGTTTTCCTTGATAGCTCGTTTTGTCAAGTGAATTGCGTGGTTTACTTGACGTTTTTGATAGAGGCTTTCTGGGTTTATGGCGAAAGCAATATTCACTCTCGCCATTGTTCCCACATACTTTACACTTCATTAGTAGTGCTTCTATTCTTTGGATCAAACAAAGATTTCACATGAGGATTAAGTTTAATGCCCTCTAAGATTCGTCTTTCAAAATTAAGGTCTCTGTTAATTGCACTTTCTTCTGTGAACTTGTCTGGATAACGTGCTGCAAGTTTAGCAATGTTGGTTTCCATGATGTCTCTTAGGTCCCATCCATTCATGTTACACAAGTTTGCAACATACCACATAAGATCTCCAACTTCTTCTTTGATGTTTACAAAGTCTAGTGGTTTCTTGTATGCAATACATTTCTTGTATACATCAGCAATCTCTGCTGCTTCTGTTTGCATACCTAGGACCATGTGGAGATCATCCATGATGGCTCCATCAATTTTAGCACATGTACGTGCTGCTTCTGTCTGATAAGTGTTAATGTCCATTTTTATAAATTAAGGGTTTCTTCTTCCTCTTCGATGTGTTCTTCTATAGGAAGATCAACCTCGTTGATTCTATCAACAATCTTTTGTTTCAATTCCTCATAGAATTCAGGGTTGTCTACAATAAGCTTCTTGAATTCATCAAGATCGTATTTAATATTATCAATTGTGAAGGTCTTACCATACTTACGTCCTATCTCAAACTCATTAAGAAGTTCCATCATCTCTGTAAGCTTGTCAATACCTACACCATAAACAATTTCAAACTGTGAGAGTCTATATGGAGGAGACATCTTATTTTTGATACCTCTAAGCTTAGTGATATTACCATAAGTTACATCACCATCTTTGGCCAAGGTTCTGCTCACTTCTATCCTTGCATCGCTGTAGAATTTAAGTGCATGTCCACCCTGAGTTGTGGTAGGATTACCAAACATAACACCAATCTTCTCTCTATATTGGGATATTACGATAACACAAACATTATGTTCTGATAGAGCAGACTTTAGTTTTGGATAGGCATTACTGTTTAGTAAAGCTTTCTTACCAATAGAGCTATCTCCCACTTCACCATCTAACACCTTCTTAGGAATCAATGATGAATCACTATCGATGATGACAAGATCAATGTCTCCAGTTTTAATCATTTCCATTGCAATGTTGAATCCTTCTTCGCCACATGATGGTTGAGCAATCAACATCTTAGTTGTATCCACTCCTAATGCTTGGAAGTATTTCTTGTCAACAGCATGCTCACCATCTATATATAGAACAGTGCCACCTTTCTTTTGACATTCTGCAGTTACATGACCACAGATTGTAGATTTACCTGTACCCTCCCATCCCATGAGCTCGTACATCTTACCTTTTACAAATCCTCCTACACCTAAAGTGATATGATCAAATCCAATACTCCCTGTACTGATTACATCATAGTTTCCCCCTGATTTAGAGTCTAATGCTAATATGGTTCCTACACCATATTGTTTGTTTAATTTGTCAAGAGCTTCTTGAATGCCCCCTTTTTCTTCAGCTTTTTTCTTTGCCATTTTGATTGATTTTTGTTATACAAATTTAATAATAATTCTTGTTATTTCCTAGTAATAATAGGACTTGACGATGGGTTTAAGGAAGAAAAAGCCCCAGAATTTCTTCTGAGGCAGTCTCCAAAAACAAATCAAAAATCAAATCAAATCTTTTCTTTATTACCTTTTACAGATCTTGGTGAGTAAGCACAATGTTTGCAATCATTTCCACAGCAGCTTCCTCTTTCAAGGTTATACTTCTCTGTAAAAATCACTCTACCATCTTCTATATAGTAGTCAATGTCCTTAATGAATTCTTTCTTCTCACTCATAACCTTTATTAATTTTACTCTCGACATTTATATGTTTGTCGAGATTGTATTCTCGTATTGCTTTTAACACAAATTCCCTGCCTAGTTTTAATTGTTTAGCAGTTTGTCTTCCACTCTTCAGTTCCAAATAAGTTTCAATGATTTCAATCTTACGTGGATGATGCTCTTTGCTTCGTGTATCTAATGGTTTATATGAAACTATTTCTAGTTCTTGAGTAAAGGTAAACACTTTTGTTTGTCCTCCATATATCCCTTTGATTCCTAATGCCATTACACGCTTCATGAGTGTACTAACAGGTATGTTATGTTTTTTGCTTATTTGATGATATGTTGGCATTTTTCATCTGTTTTATGATTTCACTCTCGTTTTCATACACATATTTGTATCTGTTATCCTTATACTCATCTAATACAAAAGATTCTTTAGGGAGTCTTCTGAAACAATAAGCACTAGAACTAGCTTCTATAGCTAAGATGAAGTGCTCGTCGTTATATCCACAAACTTTACCCTTGTATGCAGGATGAACAATCTCAAATTCCTTAAAGTCATTAAATAATATCTTCATTTGATGTAACTTCAAGGTTATTTAAACTTGCTAATCTTCTCTCAATTTCGAATTCCACTTTAAGAACAAAATTTATTTTCTCTTCCAACTCTTGGTGAATGATTCTTCCTACAAAGGGTAAAACTTCATCTAGATTTGTATGCACTCTAGCCATCCCAAATTTAGTTTTAATTTGTTGGTATTTAAAACCATCTATCTTTATAAGATCTTGAAACACTTGGTCTACATAATGTATCACTGCAGGAATATCGATGCTTATTCCATAATGGTCTTCTTCTAAGAAGTCTTCGTACTTCTCATTAAATTCGTTTGATGTTCTCATTGTTGTTGATTTAAAATTTAAAAAGGGACAGTAAAGTTAATCTACTATCCCCTAATAAACAAATTAATAATTAATTATTCCTCCAATTGTGGTAACTCAACTGGTTCCAATCTCTCTTCAAGAATTCTGAATGCGTGTTCAATGATTCCTGCTTCAGCATCTTTTCTTATAGTTGCTTCAATCTGTGCATCGTTATCACTTATTTGTGCATGAAATTTTCCAACAACGTAAAACACATTGATGAATATTTCTTTTGCATCAAACACTTCAAACAAAGTTCTTGGTTGAGCATCTATCATTATAGATAGTTTTTCATTATCTATGCCTTGTTGTCTCATATAGTCTTTAAACTCTTCAGGAACATCTTGTGCAGTTTTTATAGATTCGATCATTTTCTCCATGAACCATGTTCTAAGCACTTCTGCTGTTCTAGGATTGGCATTTAACAATTCAATTGCTTTCATTATTCTCATTTTTAAGGGTTACACTTGTTTCTAGCCACCAGTCACGCTCATAATCAAACTCACAAAGACCATCTAGATCTTTGCAAGCATTGTATTTTATGTCGTACATGACACTAACTATCTCTGCAAATTTAGCAATTTCTTCTTTGCCAAATTGCTCTACTAACTTATCAACTAACTTCTGATTGTACATGTTCTTTAATTTTATCTAAATTTAACACTTCTCTTTGTTCGTCCCAGCCATCCCAGACTTCATAATTTTCATCAAATGTGACATCTAGTTTCTCTTCCCAAAATTCTTTAAGATCTTCTGTCTTTTTGAAAATACGAAGTTGTAAAGATGGTTCATCTTTCTGCAATCCATTTCTTAAGATCTTAACAACTTTTGGAAACAGGTCTTGAAATCCTTTAGAGGTTTTTGAATATTTACCTTGTTTAATCAGTTTAAAATCCTTTTTGAATTTTGGATTAAGCTTACATACAAGGACAACAAATCCATCTTCATAATCATAATCTTCAATCATATGATCTGCTCGTTCATATTCATTATCCAGAAACTCTCTAAATCTATCAATGTTATGTGGTTGAAAGAGAATATACACAGCATCTTCATACTGTGTATCTCTTCTTTCGTCCTTAATATAACCATTGATAAAACCATTCAACTTCAAAGCATCCTTTGGAAACTTTAAGGTTGGAACCATAAAAATACTTGTTATGGTTTTCTTTACATCCATATGTTATCCTTTTATATTGGTTTTACCATTGTTAATATAGTTCTCTCTACTCATATTCCACACATCATTCTCAATGGCCCAATGTAAATCTTGAATCAAAGACTTCACACCTGGATACTTACGTCCCTTGTGTTCAAATCCTGCATATGCATCTTGCATGTCATCTAAATCAAGAGTGTAAATAAGAGGATTGAAATAGTTTGTGGAATCACAAATCATAAACTGTGGATAGAGCACTGTATATCCATAGAATTCATTGTTCATATCACGTGCTAGATGAACCATTGCACTCCAATACAAATAAGCTTGGATGTATGCTCTACGATATAGATAGTATTCTTCATAGAATCCTTCTACAGCCCACACACATTTCAAATCATAAATCTGTATAGTCTGCTCATCATGATCAATCACTACCTTATCCATCATACTCTTGAACAAGTGCCCATCAATTTCATATCCTTCAACCTGGAACTGGTTCAATATTGTATATCTAGAACTATTAACCAAGTTTACAATACCCTTAGTGACAAAGTTAGTTTTGAGCTCTTCAACAATTCTTTCAGCATTGGAAATATCTTGTGTATTCACAACTGTAAGATTGTTTGTTCTCACCTTTCTAATCTCATCATAATAGATTTGAGCATCAGAGTCTAGAAACTTAGCAATCACAGCTTCATATTTGATTTTGAATCCTGAGAGCACATAAGCTTCTTGTGTCATTTCAGCCATTGTTTTTGTCACCTCACCTGCTCCATTTGTAGACTCAGCTGTTACACGATATAATGCTTCAACAAAATCTAACATAAGCCCTGTTGGTGTAGACATACATGCAGACATATAGAATCTGTTATCAAACTCTTCTGGCTCCAGTAACAATGTTTCTACAATACGTCCCATTGTTGCAGACAGGTTGTCTTTGTCTTCAACCTTTTCTCCTTTAATGTACTTTTTGTAATACTTCTTGCGATCAACGCTGAAGTCTTTCAATGAACTACTGCTGTCCATTTTAACTGCTCTATACTGAGCTTCAGTTTTTGTTACTCCTTTTATCATTTCTGTATTGTTTTAGTTTATCTTCTACGTCATATCTTTTATAGGCTGCCTTTTTATAGGTTCTTTGCCAATTAAACACTTGTGACTTTTCATCACATTCCACTTTCTTTATAGGCTTGCTCTTCAGTTCTTTACTCAGAAGATGTTGCAACCTTTTTTGATTCCTTAAAGCTTTAGGACTTAACATGTTACAATGTTTGTTTAAATGCTTCAATAATTTGTGGATGCAATGCTCTCACTTCTCTTGGTACTCTTTGGAAAAACCATCTTATTTCTAGCTCATAAGGTTCACCCTTATCATCTACATTCTGTGGATGTATCATCCAGAAATAATGTTTCTCACCTTCGTGTTCTACAAATCCTTCATGCCATATCTCTGTGAACGAAGGTTCTTTGTTAATGACTATCTGATTCATAGTTCCACTTTATCAGGGTTCCACTCATAACATAGTAGTCTGTATTCTTTTCCACCAAATTTACTTGGAAGATTATTTGATTTGTCTACTACTTTAGATCTTAGCTCTTCAGGTGTTAAGGTCATAATATCTCCTTTGTATTCTATTTGGAGATTTTCATTTTGCTTAATACATTCTTTAACATCATAATCTCTGGCTGCAGGGTAACCCTTAAAAAATTCTTTACACTCTCTTCTCATGATTTTGTTCTAATTCAATTATACATCGTTTTAAATAATTAGCCATGTCTAGGCATTCTTCATAGGAATGTTGTAACCATCCCTTCAGGTCAATATCTGTACGCTCAAGCGTGGTATTGTACTTGTCAATACCCACTTGAGAACGTTTCAACAGATCAGCTCTTACAGCTTCTACAACTTTGTCTGTCATATTCTTAATAGTTTACAGATTTTTCTAAATGTGTTAATGTCTTTACATTCTAAAGAACTCCAAGTAAGTTTAGTTCTTGTATACTCATCATCTAAACCATAGAAATATAATTTAGTAAAGTGAACTCTGTGTTCTGTAAAATCACATGTTAATTCACATCCTTCTTCTTTGGTTCCTTTTTGAAATATACAAGCTCCTTTAGGATAGATTTGAATTAATTCCCATCCTTCAGCTTCTATTTGTTCTTTAGTGAGATAGGGAACTCTAAGAGAATCATTTGTCCAAATATTATCATCACTATCTTTACAAAATACTTCATCTGTTGGTCTTGAATAAATACAATTAACCCATTCATCTTCTTCCCCATACACTTTACATTGAAATTCGTATCCAACGTAAAAATCTTCTATCTCTGGAGTAAAATATGCACTTTCCATTACTCAGCAGCCCATCCAAATAAAATCCATCTACCTTCTTTCTCTGATGTAGACTTCTTGTAACTAATCTTAGCAACTTGGTCACTACCTTTCTCCAAATGTTTCTCCATGTGAATAGTTGTTTGTTCCTGAGTTTTCTCAGTGTAGGTTCTAGCAGCCTTTACAGCATCTCCTTTTGTAGCATGTGAGCTAAGATCATTATAGTTGTATTTTCTTACAACGTATCTCAACACCCATTTCTTTGTTCCTGGTGTTACAATATGATCCACTTGAGATTTAACCTTGTTTGAATTAGTCTTTGGTTCTTCTAAACATATAGCAGCGCAATCACGTTTACTTAATCTGTCCCATTCAGCTTCAATGAATGCATTCAATTCTTTCTTACTTCTTTTAAAAGATTGTGTAACATCTATAAAACCACTTGTAGTACTAATAGTACCATTATATGGATCATCTCCATATTCTCTTGTTGCATTTTCTACTGCTCTCTCGTAAGCATCTGATAAATTTTTACCTCTGCCATACATTGTGAAACTACTTGCTCCCATTTGTTTTAATTTTTTTAGTTAAACTTTTTTCTTTTTGTGTCTTCTCATTGTGGCAATCTTGACAGAGTACCTGAAGATTCTCTTGTTCACAAAATAATCTTTCAACAAAACCTGGAAGATCATTTGCACATGTAAGTGTTCCTGCAGGATGGATATGATCCACGTTAATCTTCTTCTCAGGATACCAATTCTTACAGCTGTTACACTGATATTCAAACTTTTGTCTTTTAAGTGGACCTGTGTAAGGTCTACGTGCTCTTAATTTGCATTCTGTTATAGGCTTCCACCATCTGCTCTTTTGTCTCAAGCCACTTCTAATAAAACTCCAAAACATAGATTCACTCATTGTTCCAGCATTTCTATTTTTTACAACTCTTGACACTCTTACTACTTTCTTTGCCATAATTACCTTAATTAAATTATTAGCCCCAAATATAAAGAATTCAGGGCTAATAATTAATTTAATTAGTCAATCGTAACGATACGCTTGCTAATTTCAAACTTCATTGATTCTAACGAACTTACGATACATTTAATTGACCAAGATGATATTTCTGGTAGATTAAACTCATGTTTAGCTGCTTCGTAAATGAATCCTTCCTGCACTTTATCTTCTAATCCTTCTAATTCACGAACAGCATAACTCTCGTCAAGCTCAAGTGTATCAAATGAAAGATCGTGAAGAATGCTTGTAGCTTCTTCTCTTGGCACAGTCATAATAGGAAGATACTCATAACATCTACCTTTGTGTGCACCAATACCTACAACTTTCATAGGATTAATAAGAACAAGAACAGATTGATCACCACATCCTACATAGTGAATCTGATCAGCTGTAAAGTGTAAACCTGCAGCAGCACAATCTTGTGTACTCCAGTTACAATCACTCATAGGCATGCTAACAGTTCTACCAATACGAATGTCAAATGTTTTGGTCCAATCGTCTGTAAATCTATTCTCTGCTCTATTGGGAAGATCTAGATATAGTTCTGTCAATCCACCAATTTTTTCTCCATGGTTTACATTCCACACTTCATCATAAGTGTATTCTTCTACATCACCTGTACCATCACATTCAGGACAATCAAACCAATCCTCATTTCCATCCTCATCTACATCATCCCATCCACCTTCACCTAAACATTCAGAACATGTTGTAGATGTATGAGTTTCTGTTTTGGTCAAATCATCTTCGTGAACAAGAACGTATTCACCATCTTTCAAGAACACTGTATACTTATCAGGAGATTTCTTCCATACAGCTTTCACCTTGTTGTAAGAATTACTTATGAAGTGAACTAACTCAGGAGAACCATGAAGTGTTACAACATTTCTAAGGGCTACGAAGAAACCTTGTTTAGTGATTTTGAAACTGTTGTCTGTTAAGAATCTGTACAATTCATTAGCAACCTCAGCTCTTGGGTTTAAGCAACACCACATAAAGAATCTCTTGTGAGCCAAGTATTCATCATCTTGATTAAGAGCTCCATCAAAGGTTCTGTCATCAGCCATTTGTTGTCCAACTCTGTCTACAATCTCAATGAATTTCTCCACAAGTAATTGAGGAAGACTTCTAGATGTACCTGTTAGATAGACAACATTATCTTCTACAATAAAATCCTCAAGGTCTTCTAATAGTTTAATCCCTTTCAATAGGACTTGTTTACGTTTGAATTCTGCATCAGCTGCAACACGTTGGTCAGCAACTTCAGGTGTCATAACTACCTTAAGAATATCAGACTCAGTTTGTGCTAATGATACAGTGAAATAATCTTGCTCTGTAGCTCCTGGTTTACTGAATATGTCACCATTTGCCATCACCACAGTTAGTGTATCATTAACTAACTTAAGATTCTTGTAAAGGGGTTGTTCTGATGTAGGAACTTCTTCTTCCTCCATTAGACTCTCTAGCTTGCTAGCTACCACTTTCTCAATTGCTCTCTCTGCAGTTCCTTTGAACCACTCTAAACTTAAAAATTTGCTCATTGTTTTAAATATTTAATTATTAATTGTTACTTGATAAGAGAGGGACACGAATGTCCCTCTGTTTAATCTTCTTCTTCATTGAAATCAGCGTGTTCTCTACACTCATTACAAATACCTGTGTCATCCAGCCATTCTGGAGCACCACAGCAATCACTTAGTCCACTCATAATTTAGTCTATTAATTGTTCTACAGTTTCTTCTGTCAATGCTTCAGACACTTCTTCATTAAGTTTGATGTTGTATCTACTGTAATTCACTCTGTGTTTGTAGTATTTAAACAAATCAGTGATTGCATTAAGCAAATCATCATTCTGTCCATACGTACGAAGAGTTCCCATCATAGGCTCTAAGAATGGTAGTTTATCTACTATAGAAAGAACATCTTGATATATGTAATAGATTTCATGGTCAAACAAATCATTTGGCTGGGCAATATCTAACATTGCAGTGTAAATACTTTCATGAGAATCATAATAGTGTTGTTGAACATAATCGCTCAATAACACCAACTTATCATGTAGTTCTGTAGATACAGTTGCTAAATGTCTTTTGTTTGAGAACAAATCTCTAGAACTAAACATCAATTGTTTAATTAGATATGCAGTGATCAATCTTTTAAATGGTTTTGTATTACCTTCCATAAATTTAGAATAAGGGATTAAATTGTGAATTTCTACTTTGTCCAATACATTTAATTCTCTTGGTGAGAATGTTAGGAACTGTACACGTTGTTTTTCAAACACTTTGTACAAAGGATCTAACTTAGCTGCTTCATCATGAGATGCATAAACATATAAACATTTTTGTTTACTGATCTCTTCAAGCTTAAATGTCTTTGAAACCCATTTACAATTCTTACCATCTACCCATTTCTGTAATGGTTCAGCAATCTTACTAACCACTTCACCCTGAAGTTTAATGATTCTTTTACCATTAGCATCTGTTCTACCTAAAGAACCTCCACCATTAACAGAAACTTTCTGTTTCTTTTTAGCATCTAACCAAGCCTGTGGAACTACAATAGTGTCAACGTTGATGAACTTACTGGTGAATAAAGATTGTACATACTGGAACTCTTTGATACGTGCTCTCCACTCAGACTTTGGATGTCTTCCTAATTCTAATATCTCGTAATACGTATTGTATCCACTAGAATGACAGTTACCAAGTTTGTGAGATTTCTTCTTTTTAACAATCTTGTATTCAGATCGTTTATCAAAGATATCTTTCATGTAAAGTTTTACATTACCCTTGATTCTATCTTCATACACATAATAATGAGTATCATCTACGTGTGTAACATGTAAATTAGATCTCCAGTAATTATTCTTAACATCTCTCATTTTACTGTTCTGAATAATGAAGCCCACTTCGTATTCTGACAAGAGATAATCTCTATGTTTGTGAAGAGTTTTCAGGCTTAGAAGATTAACACCTTCTAGTTGTGGCTCTGAAATAGCAACAGTGCTGTATTGTAACAAGTTACTAATGTTGAAGTTCTTATTAACCATCTTCAAATAACGATCACCACTTCCATAATAGTCGAATATAGAGATGATGTCACTTCCAATAGTAACACTCTCGTTATACTTAGTGATAGCATATTCTGCAAACTCTTCAAGTTTAGCAAGAATGACTGCTCTGGACTCTTGTGTATATCTAAGAGATTCTCTGTTTGGTGTAGGAAACAACCCATCACTCAAACTAAATCTCAATGCCACAGGAATTCTTATAGCATCAATATTAAGCTTGCTAAAATCCAATGGATAGTACACGTTGTCTAGACAGATGTGTAATTTATCATCTTGAGCTAACTCAGAGAATTGAAAGATGTCATTTCTGTGAATGATGAAGTTGTTGTCTATACCATCTACGTTGAACCATACACTCTCGAAATAGGCAAGTTGTTCTTTGATTTTCTCTTCAAAATCATATCTATCACTCCATTTAACTGGAACAATAATCTTCACACCATTACCTTCAGATGTTGGTTGTTCACTCAATAGATCGATAGTGTTCACGTCTTCTCCTTCATACATCATATACTTACGCTCTACACCATCTTTTCTACATATAAAATAGAAACTACTAGAATAAGCAAGAGGAGCTTTGAAACCCAATCCCATCATACCTAATTCTGTATTACTATCTCGCTTAGTAGATTTACCATACTTACTAATAATGTTCTTCACATCATCAGCATCTAAACCAATACCAAAATCTTCTACACAGAATTCATAATTGTCCTGTGAGTTTCTTCCAAATGAAACGATAATAGGTTTATCCACTCCTGCTCTTCTGTGACTATCTAGAGCATTACTTGCGCATTCTCTAATAGTTGAGCCAATAGAATCTGAATAGAGATTCTTACTTAACATCTGCATCAAGATTTGTGCAGAATCTAAGTCTAGTGACATTCCAATGGAATCTTGTGATTGTCCTTCTTGTAAAATGTTTGCTTCTGTTTGTTTTTCTAAAATCATTTTTCTAGTTTTTAAATTGTTTCTCTTTTTACTAACCAAATTTGTTTTCCAGCAAGATCTATTGATGTTGTCAAGTTGTGATCTTCAGGTGTAACTTTCCATTCCTTATTTGTTCTTGTAAAAGCTTTCCCATTCCATACATGATTAGTTGTTACTATCTCTTGTCTAGTGGTACATCTAAGATTTTCATACATTGGTTGTTTTGTACTCCAATGCACTCTGGTTTTACTTAGTCTTGGTGCTCTTAACACTTTTAAATACTTGAAGTGTGACTGACAAGATATCATTATCTCGTCACCCATTTGTAAATCTTCGATTTCAATAACTCTGTTTTCCATGTTTTTAATTTTTAAAATGGAGGATCAATGTTCAACCACATAATTGTGTCTGCATTGTTTTCCCAAACGATTTTGTTTACTTTAGTGAATACACCTTCTGTATCCCATTGTGTGTTTCTGTAACTAGCAGAAGCTGGATGAGATGTGACAAACTGCCACGTAAAAGGTGCACAATACTTCTTATACTTAGATGCTTCTTTACCAAGAAATACTGTAGGAACTCCTGTAGGATTAATAATCTCTTCATATAGGAATTTAATGAATGGTTCCCAAATGTCAAGATGACTTCCTGCCTTATTGATTTCTGTGGTTAGTGCTGCATTGAGCATAAGTACTCCTTGTCTGGAGAGATAGTCTACATCTGGACCTCTTTCAGCTTCAAGACAAAGACCATCATAGATCTCTTTCTCAATACCTGTATAGAATTGGTCCAATGTTGGTTGTAGTTTTCCTGTTACAGTACAACCCATAAGAAGTCCATCAGCTACAGGACTTCCATTGTAAAGTGAGTGATAAGGGCACAAGCCCATTAGAACCACCTTCAGATCATCCAAAGGTGTTTCTTGAAAGCATCTCCAAACATTCTGAGACAGAGGAGCAATACTTTTGCCCCTCTTACTCTCAGATTTTAGATATGCATAAATCTTATCACAGTCTTCACTTTCAATGAATGGCCTCATTTTAGCATGCCAACTCTTGTGAATCTTGTCTTTAAATTTGTTAAAATCCATTAGTTAATACATATTGCGTTATAATCTTCTCCAGGTAACATAACAGAATCATCTGCTATGTACACTTGTTCTAAATCTCTTGAATCATTGATGTTTGACATTTGCATTAACGATGGTGTGAATACCACTTTGTCGTATTGATTACCTTCATCATCTCTTGCATATACCACTTCATAGTTCTCAATCTCAGGATTATTCTTAATCATGAGTATGATGCTGTTTAAATATTCTCTTAGTATCATATTAAAACAATTCAAGTTGACGTGCAGGTGCACGTAATGGTGTAATCTCTATACCAGCAGCACCAGTAAAGAAGTTGTGAGCATCAATATGATTATCCATCCACAATGTAGGGTGAACTTCTTTCATAGAGAATGTTGTAAACTGATACAACTCCCAAAGACTTCCTGATGCACCATAATCATGTGTAGGACTTTCCAACTCTTTTCTGATGATGTTCAACTGTGTGCTCTCAATGAATTGTTCTTCTACAATCATACGTCCAATCAATTCAGCCTGAACTCTTCTAGTTACATCAATAGATTTCATTGTATCACGTTCTGCCTGCATTCTTTGAAATGCATCTCCTGCTCTCTGGATGTATTCAGTGATAGCTTGTGGTGTAAACTCTTGGATTTCTCCTTGGTGTTTCTTCTTGAAAGCTCCATAATCACCTGACACACAGCCATTAGAACAAATAAAGATCTTTGTTCCAATTGCAAACTTTAAGGATAAAGATTTGTCATATGAGTTTTGCCACCCAATTTGTAATTGCATCTCTGAGTCTGCTACATTCTTGATAGCAAACTTTCCATTGGCAACATTACCATTTCTAGCAGAAGAATAAGATTCTGTAGCTAATTCAAAACCTGATTGATGGATACTCTCAAGAGTAAGATCAATTAGTCTTTCATGACTTACTGGTTTGTAAGTTCTTGTTTGTTGAGGAATCTCTGCGTTAATCAGGATACTCTTTGCTGATTCATAAGTTTTTACGTCCATTGTTCTATTGTTTTAAGTCCATTTTTCTACCAAAGAATTTACTAAGAATGCCTTCAAGGTTTTCTATTCCTATACATTCAACTTCATCGCTGTCTGTAGTGAATAACCATTCTACATTCTCTTTAATCTGCTCTTCAAGAAGGTCTAATTTCTCTTCTTCTTCAAAATCATCGTAATCTCTCATAATAATTTTTTCTTTTTTAATATTTTCTCTATTGTACTCATGCCATAATCCTTGGCTAGGTCTGCCCAATCTTTGATTCCATCAGATAAATAACTTCTGGGAACATTTACATATTCAAAACCAAAGAGATTAGTGATTTGTTTAGAATTCTCCACTCCTGTAGGATCAGAATCAAACGATAGTATTTGTCTCTTGGAATTAGATTTAATAAAATCTACATTCTCTTCAGAGAAACATGCTATGCCTTCGTTCTGAACTGCACAGCAGTGAGGGAGAAGCTTTTTCATCACCATGTAGTCTTTCTTGCTCTTATTAATAAAAGCAACGTTATCACAGTTTGTGATATCCTCTTTACCATCCATTGCAGTGATTGGAACATTGTTTGGAACCCACTTGTATCTAGACTCAACGTGTGGTCTATATATCTTCCAGTGCCCATCATATAAATAACCAAACCTTAGTTCTGTATCCTTGAGAGAAAACAGTTGTTTGTTTAGATAAACTTTAGACAAACTGTAGACATTGTTTGCTCGTAGATCATCAATGCTCTGATGATACTGA